TTATTGAATCAATATCACTTTTGCCATTGTATGTTGATATCACATCTCCAATATTGTAAACCGTCTTATTAAGTAAACCATTAGCATCATATAGTGAATATATAAACTCATCAGATCCAGTTGCTGTTTGTGTAAAAGCTACTTCTTCTACGAAAGGTGTTAATTTATATGATATGTTTTTAAAAATATTAAAAAACTCAGTATCATTTTGAGAGTTGTTTTGATTAAATCGGTTAACTTGATTTCCGTCTGGAAAATAAGATTGAAAGATTTCATCTTGAACTTGAGCGGCCAAACTATTAAATTCAGCTGGTGTTACATAGCCTCTTTGTTCTTTGTTTAATATGTACAAGACTGTTTGATATACTGTATTTATATTTACCGCCATTTTTTATTTTTTATTATAATATATTGGAGACCACTTGCGTAGCCTCCAGTATATTAATATTACTTGTTTTTATAGTTTTTTATCTATAGACTTATAGATTTCTACACCTTCGTCAGTTTTTAAGAAAGCCGCAAATGCAGAATAAGGGTTTTCATCAAATGGTACGTTCATTAATTTTCTACCGTTTGATCCCCACGTGAATGTTCTTTGGTCTGGAGATAATCTAATTATACCAGCTTCAGAAGCCCTAATAGCAAAGTTTCTTAACATAACATTTTCGTCGTTAGCTAAGTTTATAAACAATGCTGGATTATTTCTAGCGAACAATAACAAGTCTCTTTTAAGTTCTTTAGAGCTCATAGAGTTTACTGCAGATCCTTTTTCAACTCTTAAAATTGCTTCTGCTTGATCTATATCCATTGATCTTGCTGCGTTTAAAGCGTCAATTTGAAGATCTAGTACATCTAATTCATCTTCTGCTTTTTCTACAGCGCTAAATTCTTCATATATTCTACCTTTAAGTGGGTGATATAAAGATAATAGTTTTTGTAAGTTTTGTTTTTCTTTAGGCACTAAAAGCTTTCCATCTAAAAACCTAATGTGACCCATAGTGCATTCCCCTTTTTGTTCATCTACAAGTGGAGAGTCTTGATTCGTAGCATATCTTATTTCTCTTTGCTTACCAGTTTCTGGATCAAAATATAATAAAGAGTGCTTTTTAGTATGTTTACCTGGTATGGTCAATGTTAAAGGTGTTTTTTTACCTTTTAGATAATAAATTCTATCTCTAATTTCCCATGTTGGTTTTGATTGTTCTTGAACTGGTGCGTTTTTTACAACAGTTGGTTCAGTATAATTAATTTCATTAATTACCTCTTCTGTAGCAACATTTTTTGTTGCAGTTTTTGTAGCTTGTTTAGCCATAATATAATATAATTAAATAGTTTAAAATTGTGACAATAGCCATAGTATATAAATAGTAATGGGCTAATGTCATATAAAAACCCCCACCCGAAGGCGGGGATTATTATTAATGTTGAATCAATTAGATTCCTTTGAAAAGTACAAAGTTGTTAGCAGCTTGAGTTACTAAACATCTTTCAGATAGGAAGTTTACTTCCATAGCGTCAAGAGTTGAAGTGTAAGCGCCACCAGCAGAACCAGTTAACCAAGACTTCATACGACGATCGTCAGCTTGTGAAGCTCTGTATCGTACGTGTAAGAATGGTCGACGAATGTTAGTACCTAAAACTTGATCGTAAACTGTAGAAGTTCCAGCAGGAACTAATACACCTTCGACAGTGCTAAAACCAGTTACTCCACCACGAGTGGAAGCATCGTTTAAGTATTTCCAGTCAGTCTTATAGAAATCGTAAGATCCTCTACGGAAACCGCTAAATCCAAGATTTAAAGCCATTTCTTCAGAGTTTTCAAATAAACCATAAGCAGATCCAGCACCTGTGTTACCACCGTTGAGTCCAGCTAACATATCATCAAAGTCAAGAGATGTTTGTCTCTGTAAGAATAACATGTTTTCTTCAATAGCTCCTTGAGTATCTAGATTTTTTAAGATAGCATCAAATTCAGGTAATCCAGCAGTAGCAGTAAATCCTGTTTCAACGTTACCACGATCTTCGATAGCAGCAAATAAACCTTGAGTTCCAGGAAGAGCAGCAGCTCCGTAATTAGCTAAAGCAGAAGCATTCTCGTTTAGTTCACCTTCTACTACAGACATTTCTAAGTGATCTTCAAAACGTAAACGAGTTTCAGATTCAGCTTTTAAATACCATAGGTAACCAGATGTTCCATCCTCGGTAGCAACTTCAACCCATCCAATTTGTGACATATCAGATCCAGATACTACGTATTGATCTCTAATAATGATTGGAGAGTTTGCATACTGAGTAAGTACAGGCTCTACACTAACTCTACTAGCAGAATTACCAGCTCCAGTTCCAATAGAAGTTCCTTTACTATAAGCAGAACCGTATACAAATACTTTTAATCCAGTAGCTGCAAATCCATCAGTTGTAAGAGAAGTATTCCCGAAAGGCTGAACTGTAATAGTTCCAGCTGCAGCTCCTGTTCCAGAAACAGCAGTAACAATACCTTTAGATTCTAAACCAGCAGGATCTAAAACTACAACTGTATCATTGATAGAAATAACGTTTAAAGCAGTAGCTCCACCACCTAAAGTAATAGTAGAAGCTTCGTTAGCTCCAGCGTCTACAAATGTACAGCTATTGTATGCAATGTGCAATCTATTTTGTTCTGACCAAATTACTTGATCTGAAGTCATTGGTAATTCAGCGCCTACCATACGTAAGAATCCAGATAAAGTTCTGTTTCCGTAACGCTCTACTTCTTGTTCGTAGATTTCAGGTAAATACTGTTGTGCAAAAGTTCCGCCTCCAGCGGCATCGTTAAATGTTAGGTAGTTTGTGCTTAATACCTGCTGCGACTGAGAAGGTACTATACTACCAAATGGATTGTTTAATCCCATAATTTTTAGTTTTTTTAGTTAAATTTTTTTGTTTTAATTCTTAATTTTGATGAATCTTGACCGCTTATTGCTTTAACTTTAAATCCGTTTATAAAAACATCTCCTTGTGAAGACCTAGCTTTGGTATCACTTAAGTTTTTTGATTTGTTCATAACGTCTTTTACAGCGTCAGCTTTTCCTTGCTCGTAAAAATGAGCAGCAATCTTATCCACGTTGTCAGCAGCGTACATAGCTTTGTGATAACCTTTCGCATCACTAATATTACCATCAGAGTCTAGGAACTTCCCGACAAGGTTATTAATGTTTGATTGATTTTCTGCAACTTTTTCACGATTTTGAACATTGTACTTATAGTTCTTATCACCTACTTTGATATCGAAACCTTCGAAACCATCACTGAAAAGTTGTTTAGTACTTTCTTTAAATCGCTCATGTTGTTGCTGAGCTATTTCTTGTTGCTTGTTATATCGGTTGAAAAAGTCTGTAGCTTTTTGAGTTTCAGGATTTACGTTTGATCTCAACTTGATTTCATCGTAGTACTTAGCCTTTGTTTCCTCTAAAAAGCCTTTAGCTTTTGCAACTTCTTCTTTAAACGCAAGTTTCTTTTTGCGTATATCTTTGTCCTCATCTAAATCTTCATCATATTCAAAATCTTCTAAAAGAAGCTCTACATCTGAACTATCTAAATAAGGTTTATTTTTTTTGTAATACTCTTTTAATAATGTTTTTTCGTCTACATTAGAGTAATCTGCATTTAATCTTACGTAATCTTCTACAGTTCCACCAGTATCTTCCATGAAGCTAACTAGTTTTTCAATGTTTTCAGGTAACTGCTTACCTAACACTTTCTCATCTCTTAAAGCTTCTTTTACCTCAGCTTCTACTTTAGTTACTTCAACTTCTTTGATTGGTGTAAATTCTTCAGTAGCTTCGCTGGGCTCTTGTACTTGTTCTCCCACTTCAACGCTATCTCCGGGTAGTTCTTCCACATGAACCTCCTTTGCTTCTCCGACTTGAATGGCATTTTCTTCTTCTTTAGGTATTACCACCTTTGTAACTTCTGCTGGAACCTCTACTAAAGGTTCTTTAAGACTAACTTTAACAGGTTCACTACTTGGTGTTGTTAATTTTTTTGGAGTTTTCTTTTTGATTTTAAACTCACCTTCCTGCTTAACAGGATCATTTGTTTTTACTTCTGACATAATATAATATAATTAAAAAATTGTTTACTTTCTACATGAAAGCTTGCATACCCATATCGGGTTGGTTTTCAAAGTCTACTGGTAAGCTATCGTTTTGTCTTTGGCTTATCATTTCACTTTGCTGTGTAGCTTCCATTTTGCTACGTTTATCTTTTCTATCTTCTATAGCTGATTCTTTTTGCTGCATTGCTTGAACCTCTAACTGCTTTAATTGCATATCATATTCAAACTTTTGCTGCATTTTAATTTTTTCTAAATCAGCTGCTATTTGCATTTTGTTTATCTCCATTTGAGCTTTAGCTTGCTCATATTGAACTTTGGAACCTGATATAGCTTCTTGCTTTTGAACCTCAGCCATCGCTGTTTTTTCAGCTGTACTAGCTTGAGCGTCAGCTTGAGCTTGTATATTAGCTTGTTGATTAGCTTGATCTTGAGCAGCTTTTTGTTTGCGCTTAACCTTAAGCATTTGATTAGCTAGCTTGAGATTTTTAATTTGTCTTAAATCTATAGCATCTTCTAAATCAATACCACCCTGACCTAATGCAACTTGAATATTTTGTTCTAACTTAGCTTGCTCTTCATCATCTGGCTCTAATTCTAAGAATATACCAAAGTCATATAAGTTTAAATCAACAACCTGCTGTAATGTTTCAACATTGAAAGTTGATATAGAATTTTTAAGCGACTCAGCTGTTAATGGAAAATATAAAGCATCTGCTATTTTAAGAGACACGTTTTCTGCTAGCTTTAACGTAAGATATAAACTAGCTTGTTTAATGTGCCTAGTCGCGACGTTAGATGCGTTAGCGGCCATCTTTTGAAGACCTACCAACGAGTTTTTGTCTTGTGAACTTCCATCTCTAGCTTCATTTAATCCGGTCACATCGCGTATCATTTGTAAATAGTATTGATACGTTTGTATAAGAGCTTGTATTTTACCTAAACCGCTTGAGCTGTTAAGTTCTTGAATAGGTACTTTACCTGGATTCATATCACCGTCTTGCGTCATTGAT